GCATAATGCAAAAGGTAAGATACGACTGTAGTGGATTTACCAGTTTGTCGTGGCATCTTACAGATATTAAATCTGTTATTGTGGAAGTTATTAATTAACTTCTCTTGAAAGTGATACGGTTCAAACTGAGTTAGACCCTCATCAAGAGAAATAATTTTGACATAATTTTTAGCAAAGTAAACAGGATCTTCCTTACATTTGATAAACTCAAGAATTTGGTCTTGAGTAAACTCAATTGCTGTATTTGCTTTTTTTAGATTAGGATTGCCAAGATATACATTATCAGACATAAGTTATCAACAGTTCCAGGCTCTAAGTGATTTATTGATTCTGCTATCAGGATCGTTTGCAGTTTTAGAAGAAGTTAACTTCTTCTTCATACCTTTCATTCTCGCACAAAAACTCTTTCTACGAGGGTTCCCAACTTTTTTTGAAGGTGCCTTAAGATCGCTTCCTGGGTTTTCACGTTCATACGACTTTCTACCTTTTTCATTCAATCCTCCCGATTCACTTTTGCCTGCTTTCTTAGTCCAGGCAGCGCCTTCAGTATGTAGGAGAGGTTGCCCTGGTTCATAGTCAGAAATGTCATAATTCCTTACCTTTCCACCAGGATAAACTTTTTCAATCTGTGCTTGTACTTCTTCTCTACTTGGTTTTACTATAGATGGGAAGAACATCTGAATAATATACATCTTACCTCTGAAGGTAAGGAATACTCTGACAATTTGACCAGTTTTTCTTGGAACCTGAACTGCTTCTTTAACAAGGTTAGGGCACTCCTTCTTGCCATGCACCGGACATTCCTCACCCTCGTGGTTGTGCATACAACCTTTCTTTTCATCAATCTGTTCAATTTCTTCTTTTCTCGTCTTCTTCACGCAGTTTGGATATCTCTTACCAAACATAGTCTTCATTCCTTTCTTTTCGTAACCAGGCCAACACTTTTCTCCAAGCATTTCACTACCAATTCCTTTGGTCGCCTCTAATGGATCTGGTTTGATTAAATCAATACTTTCAATATCAAATGCTTTGAAATCATCTCTCCAGTTAGAAAATTCATAACCTTCTTTCTTAGTTTTATTACCCCAGTTCTTTGCACCAACCTTACGGCACTTAACTAAAGCACCTGAGGCATATGCAGAAGGCCATACAGAATAACGAGACTTGACCTTATGATAACATGCGTCTTTCTTTCCTTCTTCCTTAATTTCCACTTCCTCTTTTTTTAGCTGATTTTTAATGCGCTTTGAATATTCCATATAAGACTCACCAGGTCTCAGTTTAGGCTTAGCTGAACTAGAAGATGAACTACTAGATGTAGATGCTGCACGATCTTCACGGGCACGTTGATTAGGACCAGGACCACCTAACTTACGATCTTTGTCGGGATCGGGATGCCAATAATCTCCTCCTTCCTTGATAGTTTCTTCTGTTTTCACGTTGATTGCCTTCCCTTTTCTATCTGGATTTGGATCTTGACGATTCTTGCGACGAAATGCTGCTTCCTCTTCATCTTTAGAGAGGTTACGCTTCATTTTGCTAGAACCACACTTGGGTTTTGTGGTTTGTCCTGGTTGTTTTGCACATGGTTTTCCTGCATATTTACCACCCAGTTGCACCCAACCAGGCTTGCCATCAGAAGACTTACTCTTGCCAAACCAGTCACGCAAAGAATTATCACCACTTTTGTTAGCTTCACTTACAGAACCTCCACCGTTGCCATTACCATTTCCATTTCCATTGCTACCATTACCATTTTTCTTGGTTTCGGTTTCGGATTCATCATCTATAGAATGACCGTTTTCTTTACGAAGCATACCTGCAGGACCAACTACTTTAAATCCTGATGGAATAGGTTTGCATTTTTTATCAGTATAGCAGTAGTAATATCCTGCTTTACACTTACTTTTCTTTTTCATGCTCGCAAGAAATCATAGAGTTATTTATCTTTTAATCCATCTTTGAGCATTTTCTGCAGATCTGCTGTTGATCCAACGAATAATGCATTTGTCACATTTGTAGGACCTTTTGCTTTTTCCTCTTCAACATCCTTTAACTTCTTTTGAAGATCCATTAACTTATCCGTCGCATCAGCAACGTTTTTTATTAATTGACCAGCAACTTCATATGCCCTTGGCATTTCACTTTCTTGTGCAAGTTCTAGAATACCATTAATAGCTTCTTGTCCCTTCTCAATGATAGAGTAAAGATTACCCCTCGTATATTCATAGTCTTTGGTTACATCATTTGATTCCTTAGATATTTTTTCTATCTTTTTGGGAACCTTCTCTTTAGGCAGAATTTCTGCTTCAACGTTAAAGGTATCATTCAAATCGTCAAATTTTTTAGTCATTTTATTTTATCAATTATAACTTCCACTAAATCCAAAATCATCACCCTCTTCAATAAGAGCATCATCGGCAGATGTGATTGATTTTATCTGTGCCCCTGCTAAGTGTGGTGTAGTGGTAGTATTATCTCTACCTCTTTCAACATCAATTATATTTCCTGCTTTTGACACAACGTATAATCCCTCTCCTTCAAGATCAATGTAAGTTTTTTCGGTGATGGTTCCCCCGTCGTTCACGGTTATACGAGTATCTGTGTCTGAAATATCACTAGTTAAATGTGTAATAACAGTTCCAGTATAATTTTTTAGTGCTCTTGGTGTTGTAGAATATTGGACCTCTCTTACAGGATTGACGTGCGAATCTCCAGCAATATAACCGATAGTTGCCTTTTTGATAATATCTTTTGTTGCAGAAGCAACAGGACCAAACAAGAAAGTCTTTACAGTAAATCTTAATGTATAAATTAAGACCCTTCTTGTAGTGTAGTCTCCCTCATAATCATCTTGCATGGTGATATTTTCAAGGACAACTGGAACGTCCCTCTTTTCATTGATAGAATCTACCATTTCAACCGTCATTGTATATGCTGGTTGAAAATAAGGTAAGATTTGCTCAACAATTTGCAGAGCATCATCATTTAATTTTGTCATTATACTCAACTCAAATTGCATATTGTATGGAACAGGCAAATAAACTTTTTTGAACTCTTTTGTGTCGTTTGTTTGCTTTGATATGAATGTCTGAGTTGTTGTTGACTTTCTGGAAGGATCATAAGTCAGTCCCGTAAACTCAAACGACATTCTTGGCAACGTCATTTGAGTTGCTCTACTCAGGTCTGGGGATTGGTTAAGTCTTGCTAAGAATTTTTGTGTAGGTCCATAAGCAAGAGGAACCTTAAAATTATTTACTACGCTGTCAGAACTATTTGTATGCTTGATACTTATATTGTTGAAGAGTGAACCGAAAGAAATAACGGTTCTCCTCAAAATTTCGTGATAAAAGTATTCAAACATTTTATTTTACCTATTATTTCAACTAATAATTAATATTTATTAAAGTTATGGCATTCCGAATGGATTACCCTCACTAAAGTCAATAATATTGTCTGCTTCTAATTCTATTTCATCATTAGTAGCAAATCCATCTTCAGGGTCATCATCGATAGCAGTGATGTAATGTGTTGCACTAGAAGATGTTCCAACAATATTTTCTTCCATAACAAAATCTCCAGTAATATTGGAGAGTTTTAGAATATTTGTAGTAGAGTTCCAATCTTTAACTCTTCCTGTAGTTCCGCTTATAGATCCTCTTACTAATTCATTAAAAACAAAATCTCCTTTTGAGTTTAATGGGGGATCTTCTATTGTGATAGTTGGTGTTGACTCAAATGCAATACCACCATTAGTTACGTATATTGCTGTAATTGATCCCGCTGCTGAAACAACAGCAGTAGCAGCAACTCCAGTGATCATTGTTGATATGCCGGTTATAGTGACTGTAGGAGCATTTACATATCCCCCTCCAGAATTAGTAACAGTAATGATGCCTAAAGTTCCATTAGCAATTTCAGCTTTACCTATAGCACCACTACCTCTACCATTTTCGGTTATAAATCTGACCCCTGGTGTTGATGTATATCCATATCCAGGATTTGTTATGAGTGCTCTCTGAACTGATTTTGCATTAGGATTGGTGTTATCATTACAAACAACAATACCACCAATCATTTCGGCAAATGCCGATGCTGAGAAACCTCCGGAAGCATAATTAGTTGAAATGCCTATTTTTGGAACAGCAGTATATCCTGCTCCTCTGTTGAGGATGTCAATCGTTCTTAATCCACCATCTACAAGTCCAGTGATTGCTGTTGCAGTAACTCCAACTCCAGACATCTTCAGAGAGAGGAGATTGCCCATAGACACTTCTTCAGATTCTAAATCATGTTCTCCAGTTAATACTTCATCAACATCACCAATTCCGGTGTTGATTAGTTCATCTTCGTACTGGAACAGTTCACATCTTAATTCATATGTGTATAATCCTTGAAGTTGGTAGAAAGGTTTTTCATGCTCAACATACTTAATCTCAAATAATCTCTCCCCAAGAGGGAAATAGATTAGATCCCCTTCTTTTGGTCTACTTGTTAATTTTAAGTTCGCCTTTCCGGCGGTTAGTGGCGTAATATAGTTTTCAAATCTTTCTCTAGAAATTACAAGAGTTATTTCGTTTAATGATTGAATTCCAAACTTAGAGAGAAGGGTTGGATTGTCTGAGTATCCCTCATATGTGTTTACATATGCTTCTATTGGATATGCACTGTCAAAGTTGGATTCTATGACCTCCTTCATCACAGTTTTTTCTGTGGCAAAACTTCTTGGAAGGTAATAAACTTCAACCCCATACATCTTTAATTGTTCATTGATAAGATCTTGTATAAGACCTTGTTCTGACTTGGTTCCTTGAACAAAAAATGGATTAAGCATGAGATTAACCGATCATGTCGAATGGTGGAAGTTCATAAGTATTAGACATTTTTTCCATTATGATATCCAGTTCTTTCTGTGCATCATCATATATTTGTCTTCCATTTAGTTCTATACCTCCGGGAAGTTTTACTCCTTGGAATTTGATTAGATTTTGTCCCCATTGACGTTTGATTAAAGATGTCAAATATTTTTTTAAGAAAGAGTCATTCCAAACTCCAGAAAAACTGTTTGGGTCTAATGCTCTGTAACAGTCAATGACAAGGTAGTCATTGACCTTAAGACTACCCCAATCAATATCCATATATAACCTATCTTCTCTCTGATTAAATCTTATTTGTTTTTGTGTGGTAAGAGAAAAATCGATATCTTCAAGATATCTTCTTACCATTGCGTAAGTCAAGATATCAGTAGATCCCCAGTAGTAGATATCATTAAGAAATAACTGATACTTAACACTAAACATGTTATTTGTTGTGGTGTTTGAACCATCAAAGTGAAAAACTTTAGTAATACCAATAACAGAAGGTGGAATCTGCAAATAATTACTATTTTCTTCAAAAGAGAAACTTACTGACGATCCATCAATAGTGGAAGATGCTGTAGTTGTAACAATTCCAACTGCCTTACCATTACCTCTTGATCTTCCTCTATCAATATCATCCTGAGTTACTTTATATTTTAAAAATGTTTGAGTAACCCCATCAAAGTGTCTCTCTTGAAAGTACTGAACAGCATCGTCTACCAGATCTTCAATCTGTTCATCTGCAACGTTAATTTCTAATACAGGAGCTCCTAACTGCCTCTTACAGTAATCTATGAGTTCTTGTCGCGTAGATGGTTGCGCCATTTATCTTATACCTTATAAAGATATTTATGCTATTTGAGTTAAAACTTCTTGCTGCTTCAAATAAAGTTTAGCATAACACTTTGCAACATGCTTTACATCCTCAATATCAGTGAGAGCATCAATTTGCATCGAATGCTTTGTATACTCAAAGTTTTTAGATAAATCTTCTAATTTAATTTCATCAGGATTCATTTTTTTAACTCCCTCAAAAGATTTTTTATTTCATCAATATCACTCTTTAATTCACTTAAACCATTCTCCAAATTTTCAATTTTTTTATCCTCATTATTATGCAATTCTTTAAGTTTGATATATTTTTTGTAGTTTGTCATGTCAGTATTTAGAATAGCTTTTGATTTTTTATCACGAACTAGACCTGGATGTCCATCAACTTTTATATGTTTCATTACTTATCACGCAAAAGCAATTGTTCTAAAACTACCAAATCTGGGCGGATGCGCTTGATTTGTTCCAGTTCCGACTAGTTTGATAGCAAAATATTTAAATGTAGGTAGATTATCAACTGTAAATTCATAATCATTGAATTCTAAATCATCAGATTCATATGCATAAACATTAGATGCAACAATTTTTTCATCTGAAGTTCCATCACTCTGAGAGTTTCTTTCTTCTCTAGTTAAATCATCACTATTGTCGAATCCTGGGAAAGGATAGAATACTGGTGTTTCATCTGGATTATTTGAAATATAATAAAGAGCTCTAACATCACTGTCTTCATTAATATAGGCACTAAGGAGAACTTTTAAAGTTGTTGCTGGAATTTCAAGTTCTGTTACTTGAGTAGCATATACGAATGCTGATGGATCATCTGCTGTAGTTGCTACTCTTGAATCTGTAGCAAAATTATCAATAACGTTATTAATTCTATTTGAAATTAATGTCACGGAAGTTCTATCAAGATCAATAACAGGTGAAATAAAAACATCGGTAGTGCTTAACTCCATATCCAAATTAAGTGATTTGTTTCCAGGAAGATTAGTCAATCTTTCAGTTTCATTCACTTTGGAACAAATTAATCTTGGAGAATCAAAATAATTATCATCTGTTAAATTGACCGTGGTAAATCCATCATCCTCAAATGAACCTTCAGATCCATTAACACTTCTACCAGTAACAGTTCTTACATTAGTATCAATATTAGTTCCTGAGATAACTAAAGTTTGAATATCTGGTTTCAAAATTTCAAACTGGATATTTTGAGTCGCTGTGACGTTATTTCCACCTAAAGATTTTGACTCGTTAAAATATAACTTTGGAAATCCTATTCCAGTGCTTCTGTCTACTTGTCCCTGAGGTAAAGCAGCAAGATTTCCATTTTGAGACATATCAATCTTTATATTGTAAGAATCAAGAGTGATATCTTCTTGTATTGTTGAATCTTGTAGAGTATGCTGTCTATTAATTCTCCTTAAAGAGACACCATTGAGTTCATATTTTTTAACAGGAGTATCCTTGTCATAAGAGAATCCTATGGTCTGATCAATTTCTCTTGTAATGCCTGTAAGAGTATTAGCAGTAACCCCTTCATATGCAATAAGTTCTTTTCCAATTAAAACATATCCCGGATTTAAACTACTTACACCAACATTTTCAAAGGTCTCAAAATTTATAGTGCTGTTAACTTCTATACTAGAATTGGAATCTTTTGTATATGCACTTGTTAATTTGATCGGTTTTACGTTTGTGCTTACATTGGATATTTTTACTATATTTGCTCCACCGTGCATTCCATGATTTCTATGCCTAACTTTAGCATGCAAACCATCGTCTACTGTTCTTATTCCGTCATTAGGTATTATAACATCACTAACAGTACTGTTTAACGCAGTAGTTACTCCAGAACTGTTTATATATGAAACTGTACTTCCTGATCCAGTTAAGAAATCGCCCTGAACATTATCTAAAATTAACTCATTTATTCCACTAATAGTTGAAACAGATAGTTGTAAATTCAATCCCAATGCCTCAGATCCTATTGTATCTGCTGATAAAACGTCACCAACAACGTATCCAGTTCCACCAGTTGATATTCCAGCAGAAGTAATAGATCCATTTGTAACGGTTATGGTTGCAGTGGCATTTTTTCCATTTCCAGTGACAGTAGTTAAACCCACATTGGTATATGTTTGAATACCCGATGATGGTGTATATCCAATTCCAGCATTTATAATTCTTAAAGTTCCGGAAGCAACTCCTCCAGAATCAACATAATTCCCTGTTGCGTTTCCTGCAAATTGGGAAACCGTATTTCCTAGTATTAAACCAGTATCTTGTAAAGTTGATCCTAATGAAACTCTTATTTTCTTTGAAGAAAATTCAAGAGGATTTATATCCAGTTTTGGAACTTGTTTGTTGTTTTCTGTAAGTTCAGGATTAAAGAAAGAAACCGTTCCTTCATTTTCAAAAAAGTTAGCTCTGTATAAAGTAAATTTTAAATCCTCAAATCCACTCTCAGTCCAAGTTTGTGAATTTTGTGATTTAAATAATCCACCATTAACTGGTTGCTTACTTACAACAATTTGTTTTGCTTCAGTTTCAGATTCTGTTGTAATATCAACTTCACCCAATTTAGAAATCCAAATATTATAATCTGTTGAATTTGCTGTTACTACTAATGCATGAAATCTACCACCTTCCAAATAAACTGGAGATGGGAATTCAATTCTAGTTCCGGCAGTAGCATCATCAGAGACATCAACTTCTTTTGGTTCAAGCACAACTTCACTAAAGGGATATACTTTTTGTGTAGGAACACCACCTTCCATTGGTCTCAATTGTACAGTAACGGGAAGAGTATCATCTTTGGTCGAAAAGAATAAATCAACCGCAGTTACAAAAGTTCCCTTCTCGTTACTTACATAAAAAGATTGTGCTAATGGATCTATAATTTTCATTTTATTTTTGAACTACTTAGCATTTATATTCTATTTATAGGCAATCACCTAATTACCGCTTGCCGCGCTTGCCGCCGCCCCGTTTTTTCTTCGCTTTCCGTGCTTGTTTGATTCTACTCCTTGTCTGCTTCAAAACTTTCCGTGCCCTTCTCACCACCTTACGTGCTGCTTTCTTTCTACCTCCACCTCGTTGTGTTCTCTTTGCTGCTCTCTTCGCTCTTCTTAAAGATCTCTGTGCTTTCTGAATGACTTTTCTCTTTGCTCTACGTATAGGTGGAGTTTTTGCTGCTTTCTTAATTTGTTTCCTAATTCTATTTTTTCTCAGGACCTTTCTCTTTTTAGGAGGAAGTGACCTCAACTTCTTAGCAAATTTAGAATTACCTCTCATAAGTTTTCTTATGATCTGTGTCTTCTTCCTCTTAGAAGTTGCTTTCTTATTAAGTTTAATCTTCTTAATAAACTTCTTACCAACGTTAAGTTGTTTTAACTTACTAACCTTTTTCCAAGGTCTACGGTTTCTATTTTTACCAGCATTTCTGATCTGTGTATTTTTTCCTGCAGTAACAAATCCAACAAATTTGCGTCTTCCTTTACCACCTCTAAATGTAGACTTAGCAGATGCTTCAACTCTCGCTTTCTTTCCTCCTTTATAAGTTTTCTTAGTAAGTTTGAGTCCAATTTCAAAGGAATATGGTTGTTTATTAAACCATCTAACCGCTTTTGAAATTTTTCCACTATTAACAAGTCTCTTCGCTCGTTTTTTACTCATTCCGGCAGCCATCAGATACCTTATGAGTCTCTTCCTTCCTTTTTTACCTAACTTCTTACCACCTTTATTGAAGAATGCCAGTTTTCTGGTATCTCTGAATTTTGGTTTTTTAGGATTTTTTCTATCCCCTCCGTTTCCTGTATCCTGGTTCCCTTCAGGCGCTGGGCGAACTTTTTTGTTATGAGATAACAATCCAGCTGCAATGTAAGTGTGTGCATCTTCGACAGTAATGTGAACAACATCACCATCAGCATACTTTCCAATTGCCAATAAAGTCTGTCCAGAAACTTCATCACCAACCTTCATGTCAGTTCCTTCTTTCCATCCATTGTTAACAAAGAATTTGTGAGAGGTAGAGCACACAATTTCAGTATCTTCAAATACAAATCTCATCTTCTCAATATTAGATATTGTCTTCACAAATGAGACTCTGTAATCACCATATTCCATTGTATCTTCATGATACGTTTTTACAGTATCTCCAACAACAAGTTCTCCCGCTTTCTTCTCAGATCCATCTGCCATTAAAATTAAGGTATTTGGATCTGGACATACTACTTCTCCTGGTACTGTCACAGTAGGCCGTGCGCCTTCAGGAATAGGATCACCAGGAGGAACTGTGATTATTTCTGGCTCTCCTGTTGGACTTGTTACTTGTACTTCTATAGGAGCATCAGTAGTATTAACAGTGCCAGGGGACACTGGATCTCCGAATGGAGGAGTAGGATCTCCGGGAGAGGGTGTGGATCTTATTACTGGATCATCGTCGGGCGTTACAGCAGCAGGTAGTCTAGTACTAACTACATTATCTTGAACTACATTCATTCTTCCTTGTGCAAGGAATCTAGTTTCTGCAGAAGTCGTATATGTTCCAAATGTAGAAGAGTTTTGCGAATGACTGGTTAGTCTAAAGACTTTGGCACCAGATTCAAATTTTGGATTAGATTGTACATTTCCATCAGGTATATAAAGAGCACCTATGATAGTTCCAACTGAATCTGTTATCAATTTAATATCACTAACCTTAGCTTCTGCTTTGCTTGTCTGACCTCTCAATTTCATTCCTATAGCAACATTTCCGCCAAATAAAGAGTCGGACTTTCGTGATAAACTAAATGTGTCAACATTCAATATAGTAGATGTTGCAGAATAATTTGTTGGGAGATTATTCTTTACATCATAGGGATTTTTCGTGAATGTATCATTTGGACTATTATAAGTTCCATACTTGTGATTTGCTTTTGCTACTCTGAAACGTATTTCGGGACTATTATCTCCACCTGCATCAAAAGTTCCAACAACATCTTCTCCAACTTGAAAAACACCACTAGTCATGGTAATTTCAAGTAATTTTGGAACAATATACTTACTCATATCCGTTCCATTAAAGAATGGATAAACTCTGGTCAGAGGTTTTAATCTTTTTGCAGTAAATTCAACATTTCTTTCTCTCATGAAAGCAAATAATTTAGTCTTTACTGAATTTAACTGCCCATTATCCCAAATAGTAGAATGTGCATTCCACAACATTGGAGAAAAACCAGATTGTGGATCAAAATCCTGCTGTTTCCCCTCTTCAATAAAGTTTGAAGCAGCACCAAGATCATTTGATCCAAGTTTGACCTGATCAACCCAAGTATCTGATGGTGGTTCAAGTTCTACTGTTCCATTATAGTAATCACTGGAATATGAACTAACACTTGTAGCTCTGGTTGCATATGGTTGTTCAACTAATGTAACTTCAGTATAATCTAATGTTATAAGTTGACCAGTTTTTTTACATCCTTGACCAATTAAATCTCCATTTGTTCTGGAGTCTGCTTTTGCATCTACAGAATTCCCGATACCAGCAATGGAATTGGTTCCCAATAATAGATCTATAGAAGTAGTGTAATGTGCGGGTCGAAGTTCCCCAGCATCAGTATCAACACTGTTTTTAACGATTGTAGATTTATCTTGCTTATCTGTGGTCTTAAAGGTATCGACAATAAAACCCGATTTAAACCTATTACGTCCTTTAGCGTCCTTTTCGTCAAAAGTTGCAGCACTATTTTCAAGAAGAGATAGCGAAGTCGTTTCTTCAAGATTTTCTATTCTATCTTCAAGTCTGCTAATATCCTCCATTGTATATCTCTTATGATCTTCAATGGAAATATCAATTTCATCAACATCTAGAATATATGGAGGTAAATAAATTGTTGCTACATCTAAAAGTGTATCATTAAAATATGGTGGTTGTGGAGTATCATCAGGAACACCAAGTATTAAATCAAACTCACCAGTTTCATTTAATACTAACTTATCAATTCTGGGCATGAAATATTCATACGTAACTAATATAGATTCATCTGAAGCTAAGACATGAGGACTAGAATCTGCATTTCCCGAGAAGGTTCTAGATAAAAATTCAAATGGAGATCTAGAGTTTTCTGTTGGTACAACTGGAGATACTCTTGGTCTTACATCTATGATATCCGATGCTTTTGGATAATCCTCAAGTAGCATTCCATAGTCAAATGCATCATAAGAACTGATAGTAACTAAATCTCCCGTATCTGAATCTGGAATAGATATAGATTCAAAAACAACTTTTATTTTTCTAGTTGGTGCTTTGAAATTTGGTTTTCTTACTATTTTTGATTGATCGAAAATAGTAAGTTTTTCGTTCGTTTCAAATTCAAATTCTGCAGATATATCATCGTCACCATTATCAAGGACAGAAATTACACCCTCTATTTCAGTTTCGGTAGTAGTTATTTCCTCACCAGGAATGAATACACTGTCATTTAAGTAACAGAATCCAAGCGTTAAATCATCTATCTTTTCAACAAAAATTCCTATAGCACCGCTGGTATCGCCAACAATTGATTCTCCAATTAATAAATCATTTACTTTTGCTGTTGGTCCGGATAAAGAACCGACTGTCATTGAAGGAATATCTGGATCTGTGGTATCAGATGATTCAAATATTCCAATAACTTCTGTTACTTCTGGTATTAATAAACTAATTTCACTATCTTGAACTCTAGTTCCATATGGATAATTTCCGTAGATAAGTCCATCATTTAAGGTTGTACCACCGACACCCGAAGATACGTTCGATGATTTATCTATAATAAGTGTTTTTACTTTATCTCTGGTTTTTATTTTATTTTTTACATTTACTTTTCTAAGAGTTGCTAATAATTTAGCATTTCCGCTAACATTGCTAACACCATTAACCGTTAATGTTGTGGATCCATTAGTGAAGACAAACATATCTTCTTTGAGATCCTGTATTTCTCCGCTTTCAGCAACTAATAAGTATCTTTCTTCATCATATGGTAAAAATGTTTCATCAGCACCGGAATTTATCGCTCCAGTAGAGTTTGATGTCACATTAACATCAAACTGTCTTCTAATTGTCAACTGTGCCTGAGTTACATCTACTTCTGCAATATAGTCTTTTGGCAACTCTGTATAGAGAGCATCATCCGGCGATTCGTGAATTTCTGATTCAAGAATCGCAAAATCTGACGGAGTTATTGACGAGGTTGGTAAATCTCCCTCACAAATACCACTAACGGAAGTTATTCCAGATATTGTTATAGATCTTGTGTCTACAGTCTCTACTTTTGCAAAAGTAGGAAGGGACTTACCAGTTCCTATATTTGCCAAATTGGAGAAAGTAACTAAATTTCCTACAGTTGCAATACCAACAAAAAATTCATTTGCAGAAGTTACTGTGCTAATTCCACCAGAAGCAGCAGTTATCTTGACTTGTCCTATTTCTTTTGAGTCCTGTTGAATTACATCTCCAGTAAAAGTATATGCAGTTCCAACTACTCCATGTAAAGATTGTACATCACTAAGACCATATTCCCTTAAAGATCTAACAACTCTTGTATTCTCTACATTATCAAAAATTAATTTTTCTCCCAGATTAAAACTACCTTTTGAATTATATACAGTTAAAGCAGTTCCAGCAGATACATCATATCTGAGGAATCCAACAGCTCCACTATCTTTTCCTCTAACGTGTGTTGGAGTTGATAAAGTTATCGGTTCATTTAAAGTTATATTTGTATAAGTTTGAATGTCAAACAAAGAAATATCAAACTCATTTTCATTTGGATTTGATGTTGAATAAGAACCAGACTCTAGAGCAAAATCATATACTCTTGCCAATCCTATTTCATTTCCAGCAGCAGTTAATTGAGAATTTCCAACTCTAGAATCTCTGAGCGTTACAAAATAAGTTGATCCTGCACCTATAATTGGAGTACCAAAAACTCTATTAAGAGTAAATGATGATCCCGAAAAATAATTTATACTTTGATTCTTTACCGTTTTAGTTTCCCTTGTTTTTGGAAAATCTAAAAATACTGGAGATATATTTTCAACTTGATATCCCCTCACATATGCTTTCATAGGAGAAATTGTTATTACTCCATAATCTTCACTGGGTTCTATTCCAGTATCATATGTTAATTGATCTGCTCGATGTATTCCATTATTTCCTAAACCATCATTTAAAGATTCATGTGCCTTTATTATAGGTGGTGATACATAGTAATCTCCAGATTCATCATAAGTTCTTCTAGCAAATTCTTTAGCAATTATATCATATTCAGTTTTTCTAGTTATGTTTTGAAGTTTTCCTTCCCTAATATCAAGTAATTGTACAAAATTTTCTTCTTCAAAATCATCAATAGGAACAAAGTCTAATTTTACATCTATTCTCAGTCTATCTGCACCGGGAGCAGAGAAATTAGAAAACCCTTGTGCATTGTCGTATAAGTCTTCATCTTCAAATGCAGATACAGTATCTTCAAATATTTTAAATCCAACTCTAGCACTAATAAAATTTGTTACTGTACTTAAGTAAAGGACTTCTTCATCAACTTCAACAAAATGTCCTCTGAGATAATATACACCTTCTTCTAGTTTAACCGAACACCCAACAGCAATATCATTAACAGTAGCAAATGCCTCACCTTCTCCAA